ACCTTTTAATGTACTATCAGTGTTTAATGGAATACCTAAATCACGTAAGTATTTACTACGTTCAGTAGCAAAGAAATAATCTTTAAATTCAGGTAATTCTTTTAAAGCATGTACTAGTGTTGATTTGCCAACACTCATTGTTCCAGTAAATCCTATTTTCATATTAGTAATATAATAAAAAAGGCTTGCATTCGCAAGCCTAATTTGAAGTATTTTAATTTTTATGATCGTGATCCTTTACCCACACTACTCTTAAACCAAGGTAATCCAACTCCATCACGTTTTGCTTTATGGTGACTGTCTTTGTCATGTTGGAAACCATTAATATAATATTCCTTTTTACCATTTGGATGGATCACAGCTGGTCCTTCCCAGTTATGTAATTTTCCATCTTTCATGTAACGAATTGTACCGTCTGTTGATGTGTACTTTTTGGTTTCCAATGTTGGATCTAATTTATACTTTTTTTCTTCCATGTTATTTATTTATATCTAAATATAACATCTTTTTCCCACGAAGCCAAATAAGTGGTTAAATGTTTTCCAAATATTCTAAGAAGTCTTTAAAAACTTCACGTTGCCCTGGTTTAGCTGTGTTGATTGACTCACGAAGAAGTGAAGGTACATCAGTGTGTGATTCAACTAATAATCGTCTAAATGAATCAAGAGTAGTCTCAGCTAATACTAAATCATGATGATCCCCATAATCTTCCAAATCATTAAGGTATAATCTAATATGTTCGTTTAATTTATTTCTTGAATATTTCATAAATAAGTTTCTTAAATTTATGTATAGCTTCTTTAATGTTTTTAATCTGTTGGTTTAACCATTTTAATCTTTCACCCATACGTCTTCCTTCCATAGGTTTTTCTATATTCTCTTCAGGAATATGTTTAGTTAATGGCTTCATATATTCACTACCTGTAAGGAATATGAACTTATCATTTTGTGGATTAATACCAACTGATTTCATTTGTTTTAATGTCTCTTCTCCCCAAGCATCTTTTTCATCTTTAGGCATGTCTTTAAGAGTCTTATCATATGGAGCTAACTCTTTAGTTAATGGTACTAGATGATGCTTAGCTGATAAAATATACATTTTATCTGGCTTAAGAGATTTGCCGTACGCTAACGTTTTTTGGAACATTGGAGAGGCAGAATACAATTCCTGGGCTGGGGCAGATTTATCTAGTTTAGATTTGGTGCAACTTAAGAGTACTATTTTAGCCATTAATATTGTTTAGTAATAAATATTCAGCTACATATATTCCTTGTGCTCCACTAACTGTAATACCACGAGCAGATAAAGCATCACCTACAAAGTGTACATCTGGGAATTCACTTAATGACAAATCATCATAACGAACTAATGGTTCAGGAGACAAATACTTTACTTCAGGAATATACATTCCCCAATTATCACCAAATTGAAACACTTCATTCATTTGTTCAATAAATGTCTCAACATATGAAAAATAACCACCCATTGCTTCTCTAATATCATCTAATGAATAATCATCTACTTGATGGGCTGATACTGTAGTACCTTCAGATGTTAGTCCTGGTTTGCGAGTTTGGTTAGGTGAGTAATATAATCCTTTTCTATTAATTTGTAATTTATTCACTACATCCCTTGACCATTCAAATGGATTATCAATGCCTTTGATTTCCATCAAAATACCAAAATTGGTCATATCATTTCTAAATTCCTCACCTTTCTTAGCATGACCATTATAAGTAATATCACCATATGTTTCTTCTACTGCAACGTAAGCCGCGTTATTATTAGTACAAAATGATCTTAACGATATATTATCAAACTTCTGATATAGTTTAAAATCATAGCTAATATCAATTAGTTTTTGGAAGTATTTTTGTGGTGCTTCAAAACGTACTCCAATTTGTACTGACTTTGGTTCTGTAGGCAATGTATATTTGTTTGATAACGATTGAGCGAAATCAATACCTGATTTGCCTACAGCAAAAATAAGTTCATTATATTCTATTGTATGTGCATCTGTATCGGCATAAAATACTTTATTGTTTTTAAAATCAATTTCTACTACTTCAGCATTCCATAAAAACTTTACACCTTTATCTAACAAATATTGATACCATGTTTTAGCAATTTCATGTAAATAATTTGAACCAATATGCCATACTGGAAATAAGCGTAATCCAAAATATGGTTTAATAAAGTCAGGTTCTGCTTGTGGGTCAGAACAAAAGATTTCTTCTGGTTTAGGATGAAAACGTCTGAAGTTATTAATAACTTGATCCATCAATTCCATTGCTTTCTTTTCACCACAATATTTTGATAATACACCTCCAATTGCAGTATGGTATGTTAATTTACCATCACTCCAACCACCAGCACCTAACATACCTGTCATTACTTCTTCAGGTAAGCGGTTATGTGGGTCATTACCTTTGTCTATAATGGTGATTAAGTTACCAGGATAACCATTATCAACTAATTTGGTAGCTGCATTTACACCAGCTACTCCTGCGCCTATAATTACTATTTTCTTTTCCATATGATATTAATATAATAACTTATTTTTTAGAGCCAAATTAAGCATAGAAAGGGCCCAATCAAATGATTGGGCCACAGCTCCATTAGTTTTTAGTTAAAGCGACCGGCTATGAATCGGTCTATAAATTAAGCTTGAGACTCGTCAGCTAATGATATAAGTTGACCAGCTAAAGCTCTAGCTTTTGATTCTAAATCAGGTCTATCCATTTTAGATATTAAAATATTTAAAGTATTAGCCATCTTTTGACCTAATTCACTTTTACCTATTGGAAGATTTTCATTTAATTGGGTGGCTTTTTCACGATATTGATTCTCAGTAATTACACCAGCTAATTTTTGCATTTTAAGGAAAGATTCATTTAAAGCCTCTTCTTGCATTCCTTCATCTTTAACTTCCATTTTCTCAGTTACATCAGCTTCTTCAACTTTAGCGTCAGTTACTACTTCATCTTTTTTATCTTTTTTACCAGATAATTTAGCAGCTCTTTTTTCTTTAGCTTTTTCAAATTTAGCTTTGGCTTTTTGAAGTTCTTTGATTTCTTTTTTAATACTTTCTACTTTAGCTTCATCAACCATATCTTTTACTTCTTCTAAAGATTCAAGACGAGCTAATTTTTCTTCACGCATTTGGATAGCCTCATCACATTTAGCAACACGAGCTTCCATAGCTGCTGTTTCAGCTGCTTCGTCAATTTCTTTGATATATTCGTTAATTGATTCTCTAATAAGGGAACGTAAATTTTCTAATTTCATTTTATTTTATTTTGTTTTTGTTGTTTATAAATATATATTAAACTGTTTTCTTCTCAACAGCTTTATTTAGTCTAAAATTTCTAACACCTTTAATAGCTCTAATATCAACTAATAACTTTTGTAAATCTTCATCTTTAAATCCAGCTGAATACGGGTGTGGGTCTATTTTTATTTTCAAAATAGTATAATAATTAGAATTACTAAAAGCAGAGTCATTAGGGTTTAAATCTTTAGATGATACAATAGTCACACCAGGTAATGATCTAATGTCAGACATCATGTCTTTTTGAGGGCGTTCTTCAGTATTAGTATGAAGTATACCTTCAATGTTATATTGGATAGATTCTTCTTTAAGTATTTTTAAAGTTAAGGTACCATTTCCTTTAATTAAACGATGCCACTCACCTTTTGGAATTTCAATAGGTTTATTTATTGAAGTAGGTAATTGGTTTTCTAATTGGATTTTCCAATCAGTTTTACCTATAATCTCTACAATACGGTTTTCTTTATCACGATGCCATTTTAACTCAATAGGATCTATATTAGCGTCAAACTCACGAATAATATATTCATCTGTTACTTTAAGATCCTTATATGGAAGTTTTTCTTCTGTTAAACCTGTAGACTCGTAATCATCAGCTCTTAGGTCTGAGATGATGTTTTCAATGGTTGTTTGGACCCAGTCTATTTGTTCAGGAGTAAGATTTTCATTAACAGCGTTTTCTACAAATGAAAAGAATTCATCATCACCTAAATCATATATGTCTTGAAAGAAAAATGATTGAACTCGTTTATCATCAGTATCAGCAAATGCTAAAAAAATATTGTTAATAGCTGAATATATGAATTTACCATAACGAATATCTTCTGGTTCATTTTCTAATTTATCAACTTTAGTAACAATGGCTTGTCTGGTTTCTTTATCGCCTTTAACACCTCTTTGTCCTAGTATCCCATAATAACCTTTAATTAATTCATGAACCAACATTGGAAAACAAATAGCACGAGCTCTAATTCCTAATGCTTCAGAAATAACAATTTTAGAAGATCCACCTGCTAATTTTTGACCACTAGCTACTGATGCTAACATCATAGCAATAGCATCATCATTATCATATATACCAAATGTATTATTCATAATTTGGTTATATTTTTCATATAAACCAGGATTAATCTCATCAATATGAGACTTAAAAATACGGAAAAATTCGTTTAAACTTTTAACAGAAGCACCTTGTGTAATAGCGTTAATAACACGACGACGTTTTTCTCCAGGTGTAGCTTCATCTAATGAAGCTCTAACATCAGATAAACCAACAATTTTAGCATCAACATCTATATTTTCTTGGTTAAGAATAGGATACATGTCTTTAACAATACTAATTGCTAAGTTTTCTAAACGACCTTTATATGGGGCTTCGGCTTTGATAATATCATTTAATAATGCCTGAGATGACATCATTATACTCATAATACTATTGTTTCCAAGTAAAATTTGAGCACTTTCAGCTGACTTAGCGTTTAGTTTAGCTAAGGTTTCAGGACTAAATATGTCATTATATTGAGCCATTATTTATTACCTTGTTTAAATCTTTGAGCTATTTTTTTAGCTATGGCTTTAGCTGGTTCTTCAATAGGTTCTTCAGGAGAAATAGTTCTACGTCTTGTAGGAGTAGAAGGTTTAGTCTCAATATCAGTGTCAGTTTCAGGCTCAGCAATTTGAGGTTGAGGAGCTTCAGCTAATGCTTTTTCTATTTCTTCTTTAATAATTTTTCTAAGATCGCTGATTTTCATGTTTTTTGTTTTTTAATAAATATTTAATTTCTTCTATATCTTGCGGTCTTGCTTCAGCATGTAATGCTACTATTGCTTTAGCATTTTCACTTAAATTACGAGCTTGCAATTGATCCATAAAAGCTGCAGCATTAGGTATTCTGAAGGAGGAATTAGAGGTTATTATAAAGTGTTGCCCATCAGGTTGAGTAGCTATTGATCCTATTGTAGTTCCGCTATTTAAGCGTATAATATATAATTTACTTTGCCCAGCAGATATAACTCCCATCACCCTTCCTCTTCCTCTTAAAGCATTATTTCTACGAGTGACTCCTCTATCATCACGTATTGATGTTACAACACCATTAATTAAAAATCTGTTTTTAACATTTGTAGGTAAAGAATTAATTCCATTTATTAATCCATTCGCGTCCAAATAAGCAACAATATCTCGATTTGCTTCACCTTGAGCAGGAGCAGCTGCTGGTTGAGCGGTGCCTCTAGCTGGTCTTCCTCTTCTACGAGGTGCTTCTCCAGCTGGTTGTTGTTGAGCAGCTACTGGGGTTCCTAAATATTGAGCGGCAACACGAGGTGGAACATTAGCATTGATTAACTTTCCGGTTCTAGAAGATACAACTTTACTTTGTCTTGAATCGTTTTTATTCAATAGTAAATAATTATCATCTACAACTAATGGTTTGTAAATACTATTGTCAGTCATTGGAGGATTAGATCCAATAATATTTTTCTTATCTTGGCCTCTCCATGATGAGTTAAGAAGAGCTAATAAACTTCGATCATCATATCCTATATTTTCTCCACGAAGAAATTCAAAATAAGCTCGAAGTACATCTTCTTCATCAAGAAAATAATATCTAGTTTGTTTAGTTCTCCAACTAGAATTAGATGGTGCAATACTAAAACCTGTTGCTCTACCAACAGTTAAAGGTTCATTATCAACAATTAATATAGACTTATTAGGTACTACTATAACTGTTTTTTGTGTTCCATCCATATCAATTTTTCTTTGACTTACAGGAATAGAACTTATTAAATCTTGAAATGTTTCTTTCTCTATCAGTTTTGATATCTCATTAGATTTCAAAAGATTTAAAGCGCTACTTTGAAGAGAAGTATTACTTGTTTCAGAATTTAAAACATTTTGTACTTCTTCACTAGTAAAAGGTATAGGTGATACTTTATCATCTTTTATTTTAAAGGATGTAAATGAATTAGTATCAATTAATATCTGTCCATCTTCTACATCTTTAACAATAAAACCAGAGTCTGGGTCTTCTTTAGATTTTTCTATGACTTTATCTAATAATGATTTATCTAGAGCTTCACTTGATACTAGTTTTATTAAAGTTTTAAAAGGTATTTTATCTAGTTCAGGATAATCAGTAAGGAATCGTGAGGTTCGTTTATTAAGTTTAATGTTAGGGTAGTCAGCATCTTCTGTATATACTCCAACTTTAATATCACTATCAACATCATTTATTAAAACAATAGCTTTATCATCTTTAGTGACATATATTCTTTGATCAGCTTTGAGATCCCATTTATTTAATTTAACTAATAATTTTTTAACATCAAATGAAAAAGTATCTCTAGTTAAATAAGTTGGAATACTAACTAAATCTCTCATGTTGGCTATGATAGATTTTCTATCTTGATTTGAGAATATCCCTAAATATTTTAATAGAATTTCATTATCAATAATACCACTATTAATAGATATAAAAGTAGCTAATTGTGGATATTCAGGAAGATATTTACTTACAAACTCTCCATTAGAAATATCACTAAATAAATTTTTACCTTTTCTAACTACTAAATACTGTTTTTTAGTTTCAAATGGAAGTTGTGACCATTCTCTAACTGAAATAGGGTTAGATGTGTAAAGTTGGGTTGCTTTTTCAGATGTTGATAAAGGAATATACTTTAATATATTTTTAATATTAGGTATTTCTCGCAACCAAGGAACTTCAGATAATAATTTACTAAAATCCATTGGGTCAGACTCATACGGAGAATTTACTCTGTTAGTATAAACATATCTTTTACTTTCATCTGGGGTATCTCTAACTTGTATAGCAACAAAACTTAATTTATCTGAGTCAGGTAAATTAGTGTTTTTAGCTAGGTAAAATGTAGGGTAACCTCTATCTTTACTATAGCGATAATTACCGTAAGAACCTCTAGTTATACACCACTGTTCACCTCGACCAAAATTAATACAGTTACCTTCTTTACTACCGTTATATATTACAATAGTATCATTATCATTATTATAAACAACATCTGGTGTTATATCTATTTCTTCTGGGGCTTCAGCGCCTGCTGATTTAGAGACTAATTTTATTAGTTGAGATAAAGAATACTTACGTAAATCTTTTTCAGTGATCTTAGGTGAATTTTTTAATGCATCAAAACGATTAATATATGATTTTAGCTGTTCATCTGAAACCTGGATATTTAAGTCATCTGCTTCTTCTTTAAATTTAGCCATTAGGTTTCTCATTTCACCTTCTGAGTACTCATTAAGAGGAAACAAATTGTAGACAATGTGTATTATAAATTTGTAAATATTATTCACTATATAAGAATTTTAGTGTTCTTTTATAAATATTTTATTTTAAACCAAATGATTTAACAATAGTATTTTTTTCTAAATCTTTTAATTTTTCTAAGTAACCTTCATTTCTTAACTTTTTAAAAGCTAAATTTTCTAATGAATATTCACCTTTATCTTCTAATCCATTTTGCCTAAATTGTTTAATTTTAGTTTTTAATTGCTTAATATCTTGGGAGGTAGTGGATGGATTATTTAATAAATCATTAATTTTATCTATTAAAGGTTGAGCTTTTTTATCAATTTCAGAGTCAGATATATTTATGTCTTCTCGTTTTGGTTTTTTTATCCAATTTTGATCTAATAAAGAATACACACCTAAAGCAGCGTGTGGTTCATTAATATCTTGAACATAAACTTCAATTGGTTGAGTTTTATATTTTAAATTATATTTTTCATTAAACTCAGTTTTTTTACTGTCAAAATATTTTTTAGATATGTCTGGGTCATTTAGGTTAGAAAAATCAATAAGTAAATGGAGGTCTATATCACTATATTTAGTCCAATTATAATTAGCAGAACTGCCTGTTAAAATAATGTCTTTTAATGGGGCTGTTATATCAAGATCTTTATAAAAAGTTTGAGCTATTTTAATTAAAGCGTCTAATAATTTAGGTTTAATTTTTCCATTAACCCAAACATTAGGATTTAAAGTAGTATTAAGTGTGTACTCTTTTAATATTTCTGTTAATTTAATCATTTTGTTTTACCCCATTTTTTGCCTTTACCCTTAGTTTTACATTGAGCAGGTGTAGGACGACATGAAGGATATTTAGCGCGCTTTTCTCCTTCTTTTCTACCACATGGCTTACATTTACCATCTCTACAAGTATTACAATCTACCCAACCGCCTTCTTTACCAGGTGCTCCTTTACGTTTAAACCATTTATGAAGTGATTCATCTTCATTTAAATCTTCTTCTTTTAAATCTTTCCAGATTTTACCTTGACGACATCTAACAATAGCACCTGATTTATAAGCAGATGGTTTATCATATTTGCGATCAGCAATACGTTTACAGCGGTCTTCTTTTTTTTCTAAAAGAAGTTGAAGGAGTATGTGTGTTAGTTTCATATTACCAGTATCCTGAGAATGTTGTTTTAAATCCTAATAGTTTCGCATAACGAGGCAATCTACAACTCCAATATGAAGCTTTAGTTCTATCTTTCTTTTGCGGGCAATTATGACGTTTAGAGAATGCTGATCTAGCTTTTGAATTATTAAGTTTTGCTCTTAATCCACCACCTGCCATACCAAATGATACTTTTTTAATACGCTTGGTTTTAGGGTCTTTAACATAAACATAAAACTTTTTAGAACCACCACGTTTTGGTTTACCTAAAGCAGGTTGTTTCTTTTCTTCTTCTAATTCTACTTCTTCAATCTTTTTTAACTTATCATAATATTTTGGATCTTCATATATATGATCCATAGCAATTTCTTTAGCTATATTTTTATTAGAAGTATGTTCTAGCTCAGTTTTAATACCTTTTTCAAGTTGTTTTTTAACAGTGTTTACATCAATATTATGATGTTTAGCTATATCTTCTAATGATTTGTTTTTAGCTAAACCACCTGGGATATTTTCAATTTCCATCATTGGATAATCAAGTGGAACTACTTCACCTTCATATATTCCAAAACGACCTAAATCAGTGTTTTCAAATAAATGTTTATCAGTTTCTTTTAATTCAATAATTCCTTTTTTCCATAATAAACGAGCTTCATGAATTAATTCAATATGAGATTTTGAACCTGGTCTAAACATATTATCATGAATTTGAATTTTATTATCTAGATGATATCTCATGTTTTCTGAGATAGGCATCTCATATTGTTTGGACTCATTTAATGAAGGAGCAACAGTACATGTGTTACAACCACAATTACATTTTTTCTTTTTGGGTTGTTCTGTTAATGCTTTTTTAATTATTTCTATAAGACGTTGTTTCATGATACTGCTTGATTATATGTTAATTTAAGATTATTAGCTCTTGATGAAGCTGATGTCATGCGTTCTTGAGGAGATATTCTTAATATTATACCTCTACCTCTATATCCACTAGTTTGGGTAGCTTTAGAGGCATTTCTTTCAAATTCTAATACAGGTTTATCATTTTCTTCTATTTCATCAACAGAAGTTATAATTTTAGTAACATTAACAGTTAAAATATCTTTATCTGCGTTAAACATGAAATCATTGTCTGTGAATGTTTTTTGAATAACAATAGCTTTATCTTTACCAAAAACTAAGTCTTCTAGTTGATCATTTAAACTAGGGACATCTGTTATAAAAATACGACCATAAGGAGTGTTAGTTTTAGGATTCATCATCTGAAGAACCTTAGGGTTTTCAGGATCTGGAGTGAGTTCTAGATTAGGAATTTTTTTATTAAATGCTTTTTCCATGAAAGTATCATATAAATCTTTATACCTACCCATAGCACTTTCCCATCTAAATGGGCCATCTTTTTTAATAGAAATAGACTTAGTGCCTGATGTAGTATCAAGCAAAGCATCACCTTTCCATCCTTTACTTTCTCCTTCTTTACCTATGTTTTTAGCTTTTGTAACTCTTTTATAAGTTAATGTTTTAGAACCACCTGTTATGATAACTGTAATTTCATTATTATCACTCTTATCAATACATCTGTTGATATTATCTACAAATATATTTTCATTTTCTATACCTGCTCCACCAACTTTAGTTAATGATTCAGATTTAGAAATAATTTGAGTTCCATTAGGTGATATATATCCTCCAGCTGAAGAGCCAGGTATATTTGTGTCTTTTTTGTAACCTAATTTTTCTAATGCTTTAAATACTTCAGACCTAGGTATATCAGATAATACAATAATTCTATCTTTAGATGAAGATTTAATATTATCTTTAGTTAGATTAAGAGCTTTCATTATATCTTCTGCTGTTTCTTTAGCAGTGTTAGATAAGTTTTCATATGGTTTTTTAGCTTCATCTAACTTTATATCTTCTCCTAGTACTTCACTTATTAAATTTTCAAGCAAAGAAATATCCTGTTCATTATTCATGTCAGGATATCCTTTAGAAAATTTATAAGATATTTTATTTAAAAATTTTGATATTAAATCCATATTATTTCACTTCAAGTTTTTTCACTTGGTTAGCAAAGTCTTGTACTAAAGAGTCATTACCTGTTTTTATAAGATTAATCATTAAATCAGCTAATATTTTATTTTGTTTAGGATTTAATGTAGTCCCTTGTTTAACATAGTTTATAACAGCTATAAGATCTTTAAGTCCAATGTTTAATCCAGAAGCTACCTTAGAAAAATCAGCACTTCCTTGAACTTTCTCAGGTGGATTTACTTCTTTTAAGATGTTATTAATTTCTTCTTTGATAAGTTGTTTTAATTCAGATACTTTCATAATTTTGTAATTTATCCTTTATCTATTTGTTTAACAGTAAAACTTTTAATATTACCAAAAACAGCATTTAATTTAGAAGGGTCATCATTTTTTAATAAAGTTACAAAAACTTTAGCTAAAGCTTCTTTTTCATCTCTATCTAAATTAACATCACTTAAACCTGCTTTAGCTGTCTTAAGCTTATTTATAGCTTGACCAGCCTTATTAGCTATATTAGATGCTACTCCAATATCAACAAATGTTTTTACATTAAAACTCCCTTGAAGTTTTTCTTGAGTAGTTTCTCTAATTAGTTGTTCTAGTTGGGATCTTTTCATAATATTATTAATGTTTAAGCTGGTAATTCTTCAGGTACTTCCTCTCCAGCTGGGGGTATTTCTTCACTAGGTGGAGGTGTTTCTTCAGTTGGAGTTTCTTCATTACCTGGAGGGACAGAAGCTGTAAGATCTTTTTCAGGTTCTGCTTTATTACCATACATTAATACTCTAGCTATAGATTCAGTTGCTCTTTCTTCTTCAGCTATATTTAATAAGTAATATTTTTTACCTTCTACTTTAACTATCCAAGAACGATCAGTGTATATTAAATAAAAGAACTGCTTGTTAGCTAAAATAATTTTAAAAGTTGTAGGGCGTGGAGCTACCCAATGTATGTCAGATATGAATGATTCATATTGATCTGTTAGTAAATTAATTATAACTTGTTTTAATGAAGAAAATTTGGATAAAATAGGAAATGTTTCTTTATCAAAATTAACATCATCAGGAGTGATGCCTAAAGCACCCTTTTTTACTTTAGCTGTGTAAACACGTCTAGCTATAGTTTGAATTTTATCTATTAATTCTTGTTTACTAGCCATGTTAATCTATAGTATATTCTAATTTTTCATCTGTTGGGCCTTGCTTGGTATTTTGATAACCTAAATATTGTGTTACTGAATTTAAGTAGTCAGCTGCTTTAGTGATTTTGCTTTGCACCCAAGCTTCTAATTGAGTATCATCATCTAAAGAACTCATTAATTCTTGAGCATTTTGGATGATTCTACGAAGTTCAGATTTAGCCATTTCGCCCTCATAGTCAAGTTCTTCTTTCATTGATTTTTTAATGATAGAAGCTTGCAATTCATCAGGTAATTTCTTTTGGCCACCTTTTAAAGCAGGATTATCATCATACTCTTTAGAAAATTTTTCCTCAACAGGTGGGACCATTAATTTTTTCTTAATAATTTCTTTTAACCGATCTGTGTTTTTCATCTTAATTTGATTTTTAGCAACATTTACTGCTCTACCACGAAGTACATCTTCAGCATCTGCTCCGTATCTATCAATAGCTTTTTCAAGTGCTGTAGATGTCATCGCTTGATAAATATCTTCAGCTCTATCTGATATAGCTTGAGATAATTTGTCTGACTCTTCTTTGATAGTACCATTTTCAACAGCGTATAAAGCTCTCATGTAAGATTTAGCTTTACCTACAGAAGTAGAACAGCCTTTTCTTTCGCCTGTTTCTTTATTATATATACATTTACCTTTTCTTTCGTAGGGCATAATCTTACATTTTAAATAAGAAATAAGGGGGATATACCCCCTTATAACTTATTGCGGTTCAATTACTTGGCTTTGTCTTCAGAGACAGAAGCCTTACGGTATTCGGTCACTAACTTCTTTAACTCACCAGCTGCTTTGCGAGCTCTACCATGAGCTGCTTTAGAAGCCTTAAAGTGTTCAGTTGAAAACTCTTCCCATAAACCTTGCATTTGTTCAAATAACTCTTGACTGTTCATAGATTTTATTGATTTGGGTTAATATATATTAAACTTGCTCTGTTCCACTTTGGATTTGACTCTTAAGGAAGAATAGAGCAGTATTTCCGATCTGTCTAACTAATTTATCTTTATTCTCGCTTGCTGGTAATTCTTTAGCAGCGTCTAAAGCCATTTGTAAACCTTGACCTATTCGTTTGTCAACTGAGCTTCCACCTCCCATATCCATGTCTGGTGTTTCTGCGCCTAGATCATCCATTGGAGGTTGTTCAGTTGAAGGTTCAATTGGTTCTTCTATATTGATATCAATATCTTCAGCTGGTTCTTCTTTTTTAGCTTTCTTTTCATAAAGTGAAAGCTCTTCTTTAACTAGCTGAGAGATTAATTGGTGTAATTTTTTATTCATTATTTTATGATAAATATTGGATATTTTATTTTTGAGCTAATTTTTGTTTTAATACTTTTTTAACAATTTCATTAACTTTTGTTTTGAAAGTATTTTTAGCGTTAGGATCAAGTTTAGGTACATCACCTGATTCCTCATATGCTTGTCTAAAGTAAGCTAAAAGTTTTTGCATACTAGTATGAATAGGATCTACTTTCTTTTCATTTTCATTTACACCAATAAATCTAGAGCGTTCTGCCCACATATCAAGAATTTGATTTACCTTATCTTGATCAATACCAGCATTTCCTAATTCTTTTTCTAATTCCTCATAATCTTGATAGTTTAACTCTCCTTTCATTATATCTTTCATAACATACGGACCTATAATTTTAGCCGCAGTTCTTAAATCTTCTGGGGTGAGTTTTTGGGAGGTTGTTTCTTTAACTAATTTATATTTTAAAGCCATGTTAATTTAAGTTTTTTAATTTATAGATAGTTGATTTAACTAATTCAGTCATTGTATCTAATTGATTCTGAATGTAACTATCTTCAATTGTTTCATGAACTTGGTAAATGGCTTCACATAGTGTCTCTAAATAAGCTATAGTTTGATTATTACCTTTATATTCCATTAAATTGAAATTAGAATAACCAGTTAATATACCATATTTACCTTGATATGATTCTACCAAACCATCAATTAAAGGTATAATATCATCATAGTAGGCATTTAAAGCCATATGTTCAGCGAATGATGTAGTTTGAAGGTGAAATATATGTGTTTGTGTTCTTGAATGAAACAAATACGAAATTAATTTAACAAAATCCATTATTGTATTTTTTTATTAGTTAAATAGTTACTCATAAGATTACCTATAGCACCTATTTTCTGGCGTATAAATATCCATTCATTTGAGGTAAATTTATGTTTTTTATACACATAATGAACTCCCATAATTCCAATTATTCTATTGTCTAAACCTTTAATAGCGAATAAATAAATAGATTTACAACCAGGACCATCTGCTTGATATAAATCAAGACCATATGTGGGTCCAACATTCATGTCTTCAATAATAATTTCTCCTTTTTCATATAAAATAGAGAATTGTTTACTAAATAATGATACAGGAATATTTTGGAATAATGTTTTTAATGAATTAGCTTCAGGTGTAGTAATTTCATAAAACACTGAAAATTTTTGGATAGATTTACCTGTAGGGTAAAAATGACCTCCATTATGGAATTGAGCTATATAGATTTGATCACAATTTATTTCTTGTAAAATAGCATCAAGTTGTTGCTCAATGACTTCATTATGAGCTATAGCATCACCTAAAGGATCTGTTCTTCTAGCGTTAATTTTTTTACGAACATATTCTAATAAAGCTGGGCCGACTACAGATGTTATTATAGCTATAACAATTGGTAGTAATATTTCTTTCATTTTTTTAAACTTTGTAGGTACTTAATTGTTTCTTCTTTGCTTTCTAGCAACTTTTTCTTTGAAGAACCTACCCAATGTTCCATATCACCATCTTCAGTGACATATGAAGTATTGGACTCGTTTATTTCCTCATCAATCCAAATATTAAAATCATTTATCATTCCATCAATATCTGAGTTGACTACAAATTTTTCATATTCCTCTAATAATCCTTTCTTTCTTAGATCAGACTCAAAATCAACTTGACAGTTAAAACACCTCTTATACTGGAGATAAAAACGTTTATCTAAATGAGGTTTCATTACATTATTACAACAGGGACAAAAAAGAGGCAAATTGATTGATTCTTTTGCTTTATCTAACTTAGTGATATTTTGTTTAACTCCATTTTTAATAGTCCATTGACGACCATCTTCTTCCCAGATATCTCCTTCTTCATGGAATTCATATTTTTTAGTATAACCTATTCCAGCTGTAGTTTTTTCCCCGTATTTACCTTGTACAAGATTACGAAGACGTTGTACATCCTTTTCTTGGAATTCTTTTTTTAAAACGTTATCAGACATAAATTAAATTGCTTCTTTTTCTGAAATTTTGTATTTTATACCAGTGTTATCTAACACTGTTTTAATAATTTTTTTAGTTAAATCTTTAGTTGGGTTGTCTTTTTGAGGGAAAACAAGCGAATTACCACCCACATTAAATTTTACTAATTGAGGTTTAGATGTGAATTTTTTAACAAAATCATCTAAAGCTTGTTTAGTTTTAGGAGGAAAAGGAACACCTCTTTGTTTTTCTAAGGATTTCTTTTTAGCAGGTATAGTAGGACCAAAATGATCTTCTATAGCTTTATTAATTGCTGCTTTATTAGTAGCTGTATTTCTAATATTAGAAGCATAGATACCATAATTATTGATATCATCAAAAGCAGCAGCAGCGTCTTCAGCTGTAACACCTTCTGGAGTTAATGTTAAATCGTATGATACTTTACCAATTGAAAATGTGGCGTCATCATCCATATCCGCTTCCATTAAGCGTTTTAAACTATATTTATTCATAGTCCTAATTCTTTTAACTGTTTAATTGTGTTGGAAGCTGAGGTGTGAAGGATGCCAATTCCTCCTTTACTTCTCCATTGTTCTATATTATCAACCCGGTCGTCTATAAGTATTTTATTTTCATCTGAAAATTGCTGTTTTTGAGAAGCAGGGCGTAAAATAAGTTTAGCTCCAGGTAAATTTCTTTTAACCCATACTCGTTTACCTATTTTAGATGATTCTTCTCTTGATGGTGCTGATAGTAATATAGGATTATATTGTTTTATATAGTTCCATAGTTGTTGACCATCAGGCATCCATTTTAATCTAATCCAAAATGATGCTCCTGCTTTAGCTATTGGATTCCAAAATGTTTCTTTACCTTGAGCGTCAGCTTCTTTAGTAGAAATACCAGTAAGATCTTTATAACCTTGATCAAAATCAACTAACACACCATCCATATCACAATAGATAGTATAGTTGGTTTTTATCTCATTTAAGATATCTGTTAGTTTAATCATTCTTTAAATTATTTTCCCAACTTCTAAAACACATATTTCCTTTACTATATGCTTCTAATTCTAGTTCTTGTAAATATTCATCTTCATTAATGTTACTACCTTTAATATCTTGAATTCTACCTTCAAGATTCTGCATATGATGAATCATTTCGTGAGCGTATGAACGTAATATGTCTTTTGGGTGTCTACTGTAGGTATACAATGTAATACAATTAGTATTAGGATCATAATGAGCTGTTTTTCCTAATATGTTATCTGCGTTTTTCTTATCGTCTTCTACAAAAATAATGTCTGGTAGTGGTTCGATATTTAAACCGTTATCTATCATAGATAATGTTAAAGATACTAATTTATTTCTAAATTCTTTATTATGTTCTAATCCTTTTTTAATAATATTAGATACTATAATTTTATCTTTATGTTTATCAACTTTAAAATCAGATGGTACTACATTTTGAATATGATCTTTATAATAATCAACTCTAGATGATTTTGAGGATGTGTTTAAATCTAAATCTTGGTTTTGTAGTGGTTCAAAGAAATCTTGGGTAGAAGGTTGTTGAGATGTATTATCATGTCCACATTTATGACAGATATATAAATCATTACCACCATCTTTTATTTTCCATGTCCAACCACAGTTGTCACAAACTATACTATCACCTTGAATTTCTTCTGTTATTGGTTTTAAAATACTATATATTTTTTCTTTATCTGTACTTTCAATATTGGGTAGGTAATTAAAAAATTCTTCTTTATTATCTAATACTGCTCTAGCTTTAGTACCACTAACACCTCCTGATGTTATAATATTAATAGGTTCAATATTAGTTTTACTTAAAGCAGATTTAGTACGTTTTTCAAAATCAGCGAAATCTTCTGGTTTATCTTCTCTAGAACCTAGAAACCATTTAATTTGAGCATCTGATTCATCTTTAGCGTAAGAGTAAATAGATGAAATTGGATTAGAAGATGGAATGATATTTACTTTACTAGGTAAATAGTCTTTATATATGTTCCAAACAGCAACTGATTGTTCTTGGGTGATGTCTGATCTGCCACCACCTGTACCAACATATATATTAAGTTGGGTTAATTCAGGGTACATTTCTAAGGCTTTTTTAACAACCTCAAAATGACCTCTTGTTGGTGGTTGAAAACCTCCTCCAAATACACCTACAATTTTATTAGATTCAGGTATATTTGTTTCAGACAAAAATGGTGTTATAAGTGATTTAACTAATGATTTCATCCAACAAATTTTTTAACTATGTTAGGTAACTCTTCATTATCAATAGGACTTAAGTTAGATTGAATACTCTCGTAAGTGTCAGCTATTTTATTAATGTTTTTTTCTAAAACATCTTTAGTTTTAGCTCTATCTTTTTCTCTTTTTTCTAATTCTTCAGGCGATAATGTTGAATCATCTTTTCTAAAAGTTGATTGGAATTGGCCTGAGGCTAATAGGTCTGAGAAGTATTGATTTAGGTTTCCTTGTTTATATGCTTTTTCAAAATTAGCTACTTCAGCTGCTTCCTCATTAGAAGCAGGAGTATTAACTAAAATAAAATTATCACCAAATATACGCTTATAGTCTTCTAATAAATTATAAACATTAACCCATGTCCCTAAAACACCAGCGGCTGGTACTTTACGTTCACGTTTATAGTTTCTTAAAAATGATACTATAGGATGAGCATAAACCATTATCATTGTGGTTTCATATCCTTGATCATTTAATTCATCTAAAATAGGTTGTAATGTAGATAAATTAGAAGCTGTGGTATCGTATATAAGATTTTGCTTATTTGATATAGCGTTTGGTAAATCTTTTTTTCTTATTTGAGTTGAAGCAGCTGATAGATTCTTATATAATGGTGAATCTTTGTCTTCAACATACTTATCAGCATTTAAATTTGTAAATCCTTTTAATATAGGTTTTAATGAATTTAATACTGTTGATTTACCAACTGAAGCTCCTCCAGCCATTATGATAGCTTTAGGATTATTTAAGGCTTCTTTAAGTAAATCAGTTAGTTTTATCATCTATATAAATATAATACAGAATGTTGGCCAAGCCAAACATTTTATTATAAATATTAGATATCTTCTCGTTTTGCAGTTGTTCGGAACGACTCAAATGAAGGAGAAGATGTTGGATTTTCTAAATCAAATAACTTACGTACAGTTTTGAATATTTCAATATTTTCTTCAAATGTACGTTCAGGTTCAACTATTTCCCATCCTTTACCTTGCATTTTATCTTTTTTAGGACCACGCTTAGATGATTTTAACCATAGTATTCCATTACGTTGAGCTTCTTTTCCATAACACTCTTTATAACATTGAGCGTAAACAGCTGTTTGTAACTCATATGTAGTCTGGATTTGGTTAGATGTTTTGAAATCTATAACCCATAACTCATCATTTATCTCACAAACCATATCACACGTACCTGCTACTTTTAGTTCATCTGAAAATAAATGTACTTCTGTCTCAATAAGTTTAGGTTTATGAGTTTCCCAAAATTCTACAAAACGTAAAAACATTTGCCATACATCTGGGTTATATTGTGGATAACCTTGAGGTGATAAGAATTTTAATTCAGCTCCATTTAAATACTCTTCAATCATTTCATGAACTTGAGTACCTTCTTCAGCTGCTTTTTTAACAATAAATTCTGCCGAGTATCCTACTTTCTTAAGCCAATCTTCAAAAAATTTACCTTTTGGATAATAACTTAATACATAAGTCACAGATGGATAATAATTACCATTTCGTCTATAAAATCTAGAGTCAGGTAATGTGATTTGTTTATGGTCGTCAGATATTTCTAAAATTCGATCATAGGAGTGTTTAATTGTACTCATACTAATTCTAATTTTTTCTCAAATAAATTTGAGAAGGTTAATGGTTGAGTGGTTTGAATTAATTTAGTAAAACTTTCAAAACCCATTTCACTTGGGTCCTTATCTTTTAATTCTACTAAATATACTTCTTTACCCTCGTTTAATAGTTCTTCACAAAATGTTAAAGCTTGTTTAATAGCATCTTTATCTAATGCTATATATATTTTTTGTACCTGTGAGGTAACTAATTTTTTCTTTAATTTATCCTGAATGTTTTTGCCTAGTAATGGTATTACATTACGTTTAATGGCCATCATATCAAATGGACCTTCACATAAGATGATAGGTACATTCCAATTTATAAAAAATTCAAACGGAACAATATTTCTTGATACATTTGGATTTTTATATTTAGATCTAGAAAATTCTTCAAATCCTCTAGAAGTAAAATAATTTAAATTGCCTTTTTCATCATATGAAGGTATGACAATCATATTAGAATAAGGTCCATGCTCACAATAGCCAATATTGTATTTTAGGATATCGTATTTAGTAATACCGCGACGTTTTAGGTAGACTAAAGCGCGTCTACCAACGATATTATTTGAAGTTACATCAATTAGCGGAATAAATTCTTCAGGTAATTTAACCTGCTCTAAATTAACTTCTACATGTTCTGATTTAGAGGTCCCTACTAGGGATTGTAAAGATTGTAATTTATCTAATGGTACTTCTAAATGTTTGAATAAACGTGATAATTTTCTACCTTTTGTGTTACATACCCAACAATGCCAAGGATTGTCACCTTTAGCATTAGTATCCATGTTTACTTCAAGTTTAGGTTTATGATGTTTACAGAAAGGACAAGTATATGCTCGATTGTTTTTAGAGGTATTTTTACCTTTACCTAAAACAGAATCCACTAGGGTTATTAATAACTGGTTTACCATACTTGTATAAGATATGAAAAACTATCTAGGAAGCGAAATCTTTTTTAAAAAACTTTCCTAATATATTATCATTGTAACTATCTATAAGTAATACATTATACTGGCATTGGTACGCTATTTCCCAGTATGTTAATTCTTTTTTGGTGTTAACTATCTTAAGGATTTCCCTTTGGAATGCTAAATTACCTTTAATTTTTATTTCTTCTAATATTTCTTTATTAGAACCCCAATATGTTATCCAATCAGATTCTTTTTGAATTCTTTTAGTGGCTGATTTTCTACCTGGTCCTGTTTGTTCAGCTAATTCTTTTTTGGTTAATTTTTTCTTTATATTATGATAAAGACTTTTTTTACCGATATAAAATTTACCTGTTATTTGATTAGTAATTTTATATATAAATCCAAAACTATTTTCTGGGAAATCTTCAATAGTAGTAAACTGTTTAATTCCCATATTTTCATACCAAAACCAATTATTCATTGTGATTAATAATTTAAATTAATTTTAACTAATGCTTCATTAGTAAAATTTTTAGCATAAGGTTTACCTAACTTAGCTATAGCTAACAAATCATTATTATTATTATATAAACCTACTGTTGTTATATACGTTTGTGGACTATCAACAAATTCTTTATATAATACTTGACCTGTGCTACCAGATATGAAACTTGGATTTGTTGAATAATTAAATTCACTATTTCTAGCTCTTATAAAAACATAGTTTGACGTGACTGTTTCTTGACTAAGAAGAGAAAATGTATCAATTTGGGATTTAAAATTTAAAGTATTTTCATTATTAACATTACTACTTCTATCTATAGCAAAAGGTAAAGCATCTCCATTAAATACAATAGTACTAATGTCTGGGAGGAATAAACCATAATTATTATATAATCCAGATCCACTATATCCATTAACTATTTGATATACTCGACCACAATCTAGATAATTAGGAGCAGAAACCATATTACTATCATCTGTAAAAGGACTACCATTTAATTGTATATTAAAACTACCAGGCATTAGAGATTGTCGATAACGGTCTCTATTTATAACAATTGCTACAAAATAATCAGATGTCACTCCACCATAATTGAACTCAGCATTTTCATCACCATAAATTAGATTTCGAAATTGACCATAAATTGTTCTTGAAGGAGAAAAACCATCTATATTTGGGTCATATAAAACAGATCCTGATCCTTGTTTATCTCCATATATTAGACTAAATTGTATTTCAGCATTAGGATCAGTATCTGGATTTGAATTATATATGTCTAAATAATAAGGATATGTATTACTATTAATTTGAACTGATGAGGTAAATATATTGCCTTCATAGTTCCCTAATGATGAAGTACCATCTGACCAACATTTAGTTGTGATTAGATCATTATTAGTTATGATATCTCCAAATTCTATAGGTTGTAAAGCCATTTTATTTATCTAAGTTTATCAATATTGACATATCCGTAGTTCTACTTGTTGGTAAAGGTTGAGATAATTTAGCTACAGCTAATAACTCATTACTTTCATTATATAACCCTACAGTTGTTACATATGGAGTCCAGACTGAACCTGTTACAAAATCATATACTTGACCTCTAATATCTATAGAACAAGATGAGTTTAAAGGATTTGTAAAATTACTACCTGAGATTATGCTAGGATTTAATGAATAATTAAATTCATTTTCTCTAAGAGTACATTTATATTGGGTTTCATAAATAGTTCTAGCACTTTGAAAAGATACATAAACGGTTGGATTAGTAGGATCAAAGAAATCACTAAATTCAAAATCAGGATTAGTAAATATTACTGTTCCATGTTGATAGTTTATTACACCAAATACTTCTTGAGTATTATAATAATTAACTACATATCCTTCTCCGTTATCTTTATATAAATTTCCTGCTCCAATAGGTTGAAAAACAAAACTACCTGGGTTGATGTAATCACCATACAATATATTAGGTATAGATAATACAGCTATAACATCATCAGAACCAGTTGGGAAATACCTAAATGAAGAACTATAATGTAAAGTTGAATTTAAATAATTATCAAATCTACTATGAACATTAGTTTTAGTATTATTCTCAATTATATTATTGTTTAAATCAGTAACAATATAAATACCCTCAGGATTAGGTAACTCATTAGTATAATATAACTGTTTAGCTATATTATATATATCTCTTTGATAAAAATTATCATTTATACCTGTTGTAGCTTCAGAAATATTAAAACTTCCAGTTATGTTAGTACCTTGTAGTCTTTCAATATTGTTACCTCCAAAGTCAGTATATCCAATAAAAGAAAAACTTTTATTGACAACAAATGGTGTTATAATAACATCCTGTGAGGTTAAAGATTTGAAGGCACCCATTCATTAAAAATCTAATTTAACACGTACTAATGCTTCTTTAGTGAAATCTTTTTTAAGTGGTTTTGATAATTTAGCTACAGCTAATAACTCATTATTATCATTATACATTCCTACAGTTGTGATATAAGTTTGAGGATTTTGTATAAATACATCATATAAAATAGATCCATTACTTCCTGATATAAAACTTGGGTTTTCAGAATAATTGAATTCACCATTTCTAGCTCTTACAAATACAAAATCTGAGGTAACTGTTTCTTGACTATTTAAAAAGAATGAACTAACGTTAGTGCTACCAGAAACTAAACCTCTATTAGAACTATTACTAAATAATTTAGAACTATTCCCATCATTAGTGTCACTATTTCTTAAAGTTCCAAGATCTATTCCACCTTTAGAGGAGGGTAAATCTAAAGCAGAAGCATTTAGAATAATAGTTCCTATATCTGGGAGGAATAGACCGTATGATCCTGACTCAGTCATACCGTTTGCTATGGCGTTAGTTGGGTTAGTTGCGTTAGTTAAACCATTGCTGCCTGATACTATTTGGAATACTCTACCACAATCTAAATAAGATATAGTTGAAGTATTTAAACTATTGTCTGTTAAGTTTATACGATAAGATGACCCTGAGAATAATGTTAGGTTTAAACTGCCTGGGAATAAAGATTGTTTATAACGGGCTCTATCTATTGATATAGCGTAAAAATCAGATTGAGGCACACCACCAAATGTAAAATCAGTATTTTCATCTCCATATATTAAATTACGGAATTGACCATAAATAGTTCTTGTAGGAGACAATCCATCAATTCCCGCGTTATATAATATAGAACCAGAACCATACTTGTTACCATAAGCTATATTAAATTGTATCTGAGCTGAAGGATCTGTTGATGCTGTTTGATATACATTTAGATAATAATTTCCACTAGTACCTACTTCTTGAACTGATGAAGTGTAAAGGTTAGATAAAGCAGGTGCATCACCTGACCAAGCAGGAGAGGTAATTGAATCAGCACTTACAACAAAATCTTCAGGATCTAATCTTTTAAATGACATATTTTAATTTTTTTATGTTATTAACAAGTTGTGTTTTTATTTACTTGAAAAGGTACTGTTATTCTAGCTCCACTATCTCTACCTATCACAGTTATTGTTGTTGAAATTTGATCAACTCCAGCTGGGAATAAAACATTGACAGTTGTAGCTGTTATACTAATATTAGTACCAATTACTGTCTTAGACACGTTAGTTCCAAGAGTAGTTGTTGAATTTAATGAAGAAGCTTGAGTTGTATTAATACCTGTACCTACAAATGTATTTGCTAATCTAACATCAGCTATAATAGCTACATAACCTGATGATTCATATGTACTAGTTCCGTTTAAGTAGTTTAATGTTTGAGGTTGAATATTAAATGAGGCACCTTGAGGCAAAGCAATAGCCACAGTACCAATATCTAAAATAGGCAATTTAGATGTACCTCTTGGTAAAGTAGTAAGTAAATATTTCATTGCTTGTGTCTCATCAGGAAAAGCTTCTAATAAAGGCATGTTGTCAATTGCTTGACCATAATAAGCTGATCCTGATGGGTGGTTTGGGTTATACATTGTGTAATCAATCTCATCATCAGCTAAGGCAAATTGAGTGATTTTAAAAGAACCATCATTTTTAGCTAAAAGTTCTCTACCTTTTCTTGTTAAGATAGCATCAACTGTTACTATTGTGTTATTAAGAAATCCCATTTTTTATTTTAATTTTATTATAAATATTAGTAAACTATTCCTTTTTGTGTTAGATCTGTGATTATTTTGTCATAATTAATTGTTAATTCTTTAGAGACAAACTCAGGTTGAATTATACCTGTAAAACTATTTCCAGAAGTTTCTTTTTTTATATCTAAGACAACATATGTTCCATCATTTATCACTCTATAGGCAACAAAATGATTTATGTTTATAGTTTGAGTATTAAAACCATTTAAATTAGTTAAAGATGGGGTTATTTCTACAGCAGTTGTATCTACACCATAGATAGAAAGTTCAAATACTTTAGTTATTGTATAAACTTGTTCTTTATTATATTCAAATCTTATAAAATCACCAGATTTAATATCACTAAAGGGTATTGCTATAGGTGAAAAATTTAAACCATTCTCAAATGAAGCAGATGTTAAATATTGGGTTAATCCAGAATTGTATAAATTAGAAAAAATTTCTGTCATTATCAAAGTTGATTTACCTCCATTATCAGCAGGTTCATTTACACTACCTTGAAAAAATGGAGCATACACTGCATTTAAACCATTAAAAGAGGTATTAGGTAAGTATTCTTGAATAAATCTAATTCTACTCTCAAATCTATCATCTCCTGCTCCTTGTAATATTAAAGCATGATAAGAATCAACATTTTGTATTTTAAATTGTACTTTAAATTCATCATTAACTTCATAATCCACATATGGTGATTCTATAGTGGAATAATTGCTTGTGCCAGAAGATATAGTGAATTCTTGGGATACTATTGGATTTCCATTTTGTAATATTTGTAAAGTTAAAATATTATTATCATATATAGGTGCGTCTGTATAAGGATCATAATATTGTGGGTAACTAGCCCATATTTTGGCTTGAACTTTAATTTTAGTTAAAGTTTGAGCTGAACTAGATAAAATAATAAACTCTGGGGAGCTATTAGTCCATGCGTCTGTGTTAGTATAATCAGTTAATGTAGTAGCGTATGGTAAATTATAATAAGTATCATTACTATATCCATTACCCTCACTAATGGTTTCTGAGGAAAAACTAGCTTGAAATTGACCTTCTATATTTGGTACAACAGCAGGAACGGTAGGGGAACCAAAACTCATGGTAGCTAAATAATCTTGGATACTAGTTCCTGTCTCACTTATTAGAATAGGAACTATTCTACCAACATGAGTTATATTATGAATTCCTGTTAATGAGTTATCATTTGGGTTACCAGTTAATAATGGGTCATTTGTTATTAATTTGACAACTGCTCTCTTACCAGGTTCAAAGTTATCTATTAGATTATATAAAGGAGCAGCCTGAGGATCAGTAATATTTAATAAAGGAGCAGGGTTAGTTATATTACCTTTAGTATCAATTATGTATCTAATAAAATAAGCAGTTTGATCTATAAGTTCAGGGCCTGTGCCTCCTATACCATCAAAATAAGCCATATATGTTTGATTTTGCTCTACTACAGGATCTCTAGGAGATGTTCCATAATAATAACTTAAATCATCCAATATAATTAAAGGATTAGTAGACATAATTTAAAATATTTAAAAAGGTTTATTAAAATCATATGAGCTTTGTCTTGATCCTTTATATCTTATATTAGACCAAGCAGCTGAGGAGTAATTTGAATCTTGTACTGGTGCTCTATCTGCTGTGCCGGATATTATTAAGTCAAAATTAATAGGAGTTAAAGGACTATTAGAATAGTCTATATCCATATATTTGTATGAAAATTGAGGCCCTTCAGCATTTCCTAATAAAGCATTATAATCATTATAATCCCAATCTATAAATTCAGGATTAAAAATTGTAAGTGTAGGGTAATTAAATAATGGAGCTTGAGATTGAGATAAAAATACTGTTACATTACTAAATATTCCAGATGGACCATCTGTATCTATTCCTAAAAAATAATATCCTTCAGTGAAACTATTATTTAAGTAATCAAATTTTAAATTTAAGGTTCCAGCACCTGTGAGAGAATTTGATGATGTTATATATGTAGCACCAGATTGTCCTGTATCATCATTAGGTTGACAGAAATAAAAATTTAGTCTACCTGGCGATCCTAAATTATATGAGCCAGTGACTATTAATGATAATTCAACATTTGGTGTTCTAAATAATTCAAAATAAGTATAATTTGGCCCAACACCGCCCATTACATTTCCATTACCTGAAGTGATAGTGTTAAATCCTGGTAATATTCCTAGGTCACCAAACCAACCTAGTATTTTTAATTCATCAGAAACTGAAAGAGATCCTGTTCTTCTTACCGCTACAGATTGAGATACTACATTAAAATTTACAGAAGATGTTACTTGATTTTTAGTTTGTACCCCATAAATAAAATAAGCATCTTGTTCTTGTGTAGTTATAATATCATAAGTTATAGGACCTAAATCATCATAATTAATAGTTAAACTAGTTAATTGCCCTAAATAATCTGACCTATCTAATCCACCAGAGTCAAATCTATTAATTTTAAGATATTTAACTCCTTGTCCGTAAACTTGTCCAAATTGTCCTCCTGCTGGCATATTTTATTTTTATTTTTCGTTAATTGGTGCAGGATTTATATAACTTCCTGTATCATACCATAAATATATTTCACCTTGATTTGGTGAAGTTTGAATATTTGTAAAATTATTCAATGATGTTATACTACTTTTATAAAAAACAATATTATAGTTTATTTCTAAGGTTGATGGATATTTAAATATATTAGCTTCATTTAACTCACCATTTGATACTTCAATAGTAGTTCCAGGCAATTCACCATCATAAAATTCACTTTGATCATTATGTAATAATTGGAATGATCCTGTAGGTCCTAAAACAGATTCTAACCATGTTTGTTGAGAGTATTCAACACTTTGTAATCCAAAATTAGCATAAGCTATATTATTAGCACTTACATTATCTCTAAACCATAATGAGAATTTTTCTCCATAACTACAATGGGTTGTTATAGGTAATGACCAATATGAGTCAATATTTTGTTCAAATACATTTCCCTGTATAGAAGATGAAACTTTTAAAACTAAATCTGTTCCACTAATATCTAGTCCTTCAGTGTATAGTACTATATCTCCTTCAAAGTATGTTATTAATTCTCCATATTCATTCCAATCTACTTGAGAATTAGGATAAAAAGTAATTATGTTTGAGGCTCCAGACCCAGAAAGATAATTTTTATAAGTATTTCCTAATACTTGAAAGTTTATTTTTTGGGCTAAAAATGGGTAATTATTTAAAGTAGTTAATTTATTAAACTCATTAAATGTACCTCCTGTACTTCCAGTTATGAAAGCAATGTCAATAGAACCAGTATATATCACATTTTCTCCAACAACTTGTGGTTGAGGATATTTATTTCGCTCTAATAAATGTTGTTTTATTACTACACCTGATCTTAGATTTGTTCTCGCAGGAACAAAATCTTTAATCATTTTAAATAATGAATTGTCAAAGAACTTAATTAATCTAATATAATCATAAAGATTATAACTGGCAAAGTATTTTTGAAAGTAAGTGTCTCTTATTCTATTTAAATCAGGATATGATGTAGCTGATGAGGATACTTGTCTTGGGTCTCCAATATATTCACCTATATTAAAATATCCTAATGAAGCGATAATATCATCATCAATTTCATTTGTAGGTGAGAATGCTACTTCTAAAGCATTAACATCTGGAGTTTCACTTCCTTGTGAAGGGTATTGTTGTTGAATATTTACATATTGTGATAAAGTATTTCCTGATTGGGTATATTCTAGATTAATAGAAGGATAACTAGAAGATACTATTTGTATTTTATCTGTAACTCTGTTTTTTAAACCAGCTATAGGAGAATTAAGAAAAAAAGTTTCATTATTAGGTACAAACTTTATACTACCATCAGATATAAACAAAGTACTATCACTAGCAAAAGATTGAGTAGTACCATATATCCATGAGCCTGATATTTTAGGATGAATTGAATTTAATCCTGTAAAGCTTGAGGTATTTAAATTAAGATCACTACCTAATGGAATTCTAAAAGCTAAACGATCAGCATAATCTTCATCTTCAGAATTAGCGATATCTATAGAGTTAGGATTCATTATAAAATCCTTAAACGAATTTAATGTTTGGTTAGTTGACCAATATCTAATTTCTTGAAGATTTCCTGTAAAAGTATCATAATTAGATAATGCTGGGTTAGAATCAAAGAAGTAACTAGTGCTACCTGCTAAAGTCCAAGCAATGCCTTTAGCTATTGATGCTGTAGCTAAAAATCCTATTTGATTACCATCGTAACCATTATACTCTAATTTATTACCAGCATATAAAACAAGATTAGATCCTACTCTAGTAACCATCACTGACCACCAATTATTATCATAGAATGGAAGATAAACACTAGCACTAGTGTTAGGTGCTGTAGCTATATTAGGTACTAAAGATAATTGAGCATATTGCCACTCAGGAGAATAATTTGATCCTGAGTCAGGGTAGGAGTATGAAGATGTATTATATCCTGATCCTGTGTATTTTAGTACTATAGCTGACACTATAGGACCATTTGAGAGGTACCATATACCTTGTTTAAAAGGTGTATTTGAGGTTGGAGTTTCATTGGTTTTAAATCTGAATTGGAGTGTTGATGGGACATCATCTAGCGCATTCCAATTATTATTTAAATCCCAAGGAGACCCAATGGTTAACGGAGATGCAGATCCAGTTTGAGCTGAGTAATTAAATGTTTCGTGAAAATAATCATATGTTGATGTATCTTTATCTCTTCCACCAAATTCACTAATTCTTAAAATAGAATCAGGAATACCATAAATGTTAATTAAATTTCTTAAACCAGATATTGTACCTTTTTGTTTTAATAATAAAGGTAAATTATGATATAAACGTTTATAAATTTCTTTATTTATATCGTCTACAGGAGTAAATAAAGCAGCTTGTGATGCTGAAATGAAGTTTGTTATTAACTCATTGGGATCACCTGGGTAGTAAGCAATATCATCTAAGAAATAACCTACATCTGGGTATTCAACTATATATGAGCTTGAGGCATAGACATTACCATCAACACTAGAAGAAAAACTAGCTGATGGGACAATATCATACCCAATAAAAGCATCATATAAGTTATTAGTTGTAAAATTATTTTGATATATTTTTAAACCAAAAGATCTTAAAGCATCAGCTACTAAATCTTTAGATACACCAAAATTTAATCTATTATCACCATTATAACGATTAGTAACATCTTGATAATATAACCAAATATTATCATAATGTTGCCCAATCATACTAACAAAAGTACTATAAGGTGCATTTTGTGGATCTTCAGCTAAATATGAAGGTATAGTATTTATTAAATTATCTTTATTATTTTGATCATAATCTAAAGCCAAAGCTGTTTGTTCATTATACCAAGCTAAACCTTCAGCACTCACAGTAGATACTGGGTCATATGGGGGGGCTGTTGTACCTTTTGGGTAAGCATTTGAACCAGAAGTATAATACAAATAATACTCAAAGCCATCAAAGTTTTTAATAACATTAGTTACTTGATCTTGTATAAGACTAACTTCAGTATCTATTGATGATGAATTTGTTAATTCTAAATCTAAAATACTAGCATTATATTGTTCAATGAGTTGAACTTTATAATAAAAATTTTGAATCCTTTGTTGGGCTGAGGAAAAATGAATAAAATTACTAAAATCAGAATAATCAATACTTATATTTAACCCTGAGTCTTCTAAATATGATAGAATTTGGTTATACGATGTTGATAATCCAGTTGTTAGTAAAGTTGTATAATCAAGATAATTACTTGAATTATTTATTTTATCTTTAATAGAAAGATCAAAATTAGGACCTTTAATTGATAAACCATTGTCTATTGAAGGTAAAACAGGATCTGGGGTGAATGTTATATTAAATGATAAAGTATCAGCTAAAGCTGTTACAAACCATAATGTATTCTTTTCTTGTATTTGACTAGGTACAGCATCATATAAATTTATTAAAATTTCATATTGAGGTTTACTAGTATCAACAGCAATATTATTAGCTGCTAAAATAATATTACCTCCAAAATTTAAATAAAACTGCTGGAATCCATCAATAACCCCATTATTAGTACTACTATTAGGTACATTTTCATCAGAATTAGGATTAGAATTACTACTAAAATTAAAACTATATAATTTAATTTTAAAAGCATCAACTGCCGCGGCTAAAGCTAAATTTGGGGTTGAATCTGTTGAAATTACTCTTATTTCTGTCCTATCTGATGATATTTCTTTGACAAAGAATTGAGGATTTTGATTTGATGAGTTTAATTCTAATTGAAAAAAATTATAAATGACATTAAATTCACCTGTAGTAAAGTTTTTACTTTGTAAGTCAGAAACAGGATCAATATCTATTTCTTGAATTATTAAACCACTATCATCTGGTGATGATAAATTAGTTAATTTATAATTAGTATAATCACTATCAGTAATATTAAATACTCCATTTACTGATGAAACAGTATATTCAATATAATGATCAGGATTATTTGGAGAAAACTGAGTAAATGTATCATTAGTAGCTACTAAATTAGCATCTAAAGGTCTTAGAGTTGCTACTGATAATGGTGAGGTGGTATTAATAAGATTAACAGCCATTTAATATTTTTATAATGATAAGTTAAAACTAGATGTTGTGGGTATATTATTTAAACTAGATGAAAGCTGTAAATTAAGTATAGTCTCATTAGCATTTAATAGTTCTTGTCTTAAAGTAGTTATTTCATCTAACAAAAGTTGGGTGTTTTCATCTATTTGACTTGGTTGGACATAATTACTACTTTTTTGAATTAAATACTCATGTGAATTAATAACCCCACTAGCTGGTATATTGTAAAATAAATCATCATATATTTTAAAAAATTCACTAACACTAATAGTACTTATCAGTGGTGGTGGTGGATTAAATTCTTGTGAGAATGAAGTATCAATTGCTTTTTCATAAGAATTAGCATTAAAAATAGTTTTATTTAGAATAAATTTAGCCATTTACTACTTTAAAATGATATTTACTATCAAAAATTATTGTTGATCCATCAATAATAGATTTAATTAAAACTGTGTAATACCTTTCAGGTTCTAAACCATTCATATATAGGGTAAAATAACTACTTTGATTATCAGCACTTAATTGAGTGAATTGATCATCAAAATCAATAACAATTTCATTAGTGTCTAAGTCTTTTATAGAATAAAATGAAGAAGTAGGTAAATAGTAGTTTTTAGTATAGATTGATGAAGTTTGAAATTCTCTAGTTGGGTATGTTGGTCTACTATTAACTCTAAATTTGTTTACACTTTCAGGATAAAATACTCCAGGATTTTCAGATAATGAAATTGTAGCTATTTGAGTATCTAATATAGTAAAAGTTGAAGAGCCAGTATTCCAAGTGTAATCTCTCCATTTGAATTCTAATTGAGGTGGATATATAGTGTTAGTATCTCTAGAGAAATATTTCATCCCTATTTGATAGGCATCATTATTTATAAATTCAACAGCTTGTTTAGCTATTAAACCGTTATTAACTATTGATCCACTATGCCATGCTTTAACCATATTAGTGATATCAACATTAATATCACCATCAGAAAAATAATCAAAACTTTGAGTTGAATAAATTGGTAATACTGTTGAATTAGAAGAACTATAATACCATGTTCCTCCCCCTAATGTATTACTATATGATCCAGTTGTGTTAGCTGGGAACCCACTTGTTGTCCATGCTCCACTTCCTGAGTAAAGTTTCCATGTCCAGCTAACTCCATTAGTCATCTCAGGATTAAAATTATATTTTCCTGTTCCCATATTCCAAGAATCTGAAATAGGGTAAAATTCTAAAGTAGTAGTTGAATTTAATCCTTCTATATTAGCTCTAAATCCTCTAAAATATGCTTTCCAGATTGAAGATGAGATTTTAGTATTGAGAATATTATTTATTTCATCATTATCAAATTGAATTAAAAATCTACTAGTTTGAGGGTAAGAAGATAATGTGTCAATTATAAATGTAGATGTCTCTAATATTTCATCTAGTCCTGTGTTTTTACTAGGATATTGGGAATATATAGTAGCGTCTTTACTAGGGAAAATTTTATAAACAGCCATTTTTTATTATAAATATAAAATATTATAAAGGTACTACACGTCCTTTAATATCAACATCAGGGTATTTAACTTCAAAAATCATTGGATCTAATGAAGGATACACAACATTATTTTGAGTAGCTCCTCTAATATCATAAGCATAGTCAGAATATCCAAATTCATTTCCTATTTTATTAATTATATTAACTTGTTTAACAGTCTGGACACCAGCTACTTTATCTAACATGACATAAAGATCTCTTAGCATAATTGGTTCATTTATTAACCATTTATCTATAACAAAATATTCTTTTAACTGTTGGATACAGTTAAAAATAACTTCATTATTATTATACTCTGGAAAGACAATTATATCAAATTCTATACCTATATTAATAATAAAGGCATCTTTAATTTTAATAGAGTCATTAATAACTCTATATTGTGATAAATATGTTGATAAATTTTGTTTTAAAGCGGAAGCAGCTTGGGTTAATTTTTTATTATTATCAAAAGCCAAAACATATAAATTTAAAACTGAAGGGGTTTCTCCAGGTAAAATATTTTCTAATTTTTGAGTTTCTATATAAGCTTTAGCTACAGATCCATATTGAGGAGGTAAACTTAAAGCTCTAACTAAGTAATCATCTTGAGTAACAGTTCTTAATTGAGTAGCAAAAGTAGATAAAGTATTAAATCTAATATCATCACTTGTATCAGCTCCTGCTCCTCCAGAAGCGGCATTTAAATTTGAGACCGCTAATGAATTATATATATTTTGAGATAAAACCGGGTCTAAATTTGTATTTTGGAATTTTACATTTGTTGGTTTATTATTTACATTAAGTAAAGTGTTAGCGGGGGCATTAGCTACTATTCCACCACCTGTTAAATATCTAATTGTTAAAGTTGTATTTGATGGAGATATACCATAAGTATCTGTGTATAAGAAATTAGCTGGGGAGAAAGCTGTAGTTAATAATGATCTTCTATTTGGTAATCCTATACCTATATTTTCTGGGTTAGGGATAATTTCTTCTTCATTATTTTGAGTATTAGTTCCAGCTCCAAATTGGATTTGTAAATTTGTAGGGGATGTAAAACGAGTAACAAATCTACGAGGTACTTTTTTTAATTGTAATAAATAAGGTACTTCTCCTTGATCTTGATAATTATTAGGATCATTAGGATTAGTATTTTTTATAGTGTCATATATAGTTTCTTGAGCTAAATATGGTACTTCATACCACTCATTACCATCACTATCAATTATATCTAATATCTGAATTATATTAGCGTCAACAATATTAATGGTTTGGAAACGTTCAGGAGATCCAAAATCAAATGTTTTGGTCTGTATATTAGCTGATATTGCTTTTCGAGTTTTTTTAAGTAAAAAATAATCAGGTACACCTGTTGAAGCATTAACAGAATATATTGATGCTTCAGTTGGGTCTAAAGAACTAGAATAAGAAAAATCTATAGGATCTTGTATTAAAAAATTAGATCCACCAACTAAAGTTGATGATATTTCTAAATTTTCCTTTATAAATAAAGAATAACTATAATCAGGTATATATTGGTCACCTACAAGTAATGATGGTACTTGTTGATATAAAGTAATATCTACTGTAGCTGCTGTTGTCACTTTAGGTCTATAACCTAACATGTATGCTAAAGTATATAAATTATTTTGCTGACGAGTGAATTGTATAAAATTTTCTTGAATTTGATTATCAAGATAAAATGATAAAACATCACCTACATAAGCTGACATCTCCATAAATAACATCCCAGGGGATGATGGAGAAAAATCACTATAAGTATTTGGGAAATAAGTTTTAGTGTACTCAATCAAAGCTGATCTAAAGTCACTAAAATTTTTATTTATGTATTTTATATCTCTATTTTCAGTAGCCATTTATTAAAATGTTATTTGAATATTTTGGGTGATACTATTATATAAAACATAATTAATATTTAATTGTACAGCATATTCTTGATTAGCTTGAGACAATGTAACACTTGTAACTTTAACAACTGGAAAGTTACTTTCTATGTCATTAGCTATTTTAGGTTCTAATGCTTTTAAATTTGATTCAGTAATTCCTTCAAATAAAATTTGTCTTAGATTAGACCCAAAATTAGGTTGATATACTCTTTCATCATAATCAGTTAAAAGAAAATTTATAATATTAGATCTTATTTGAGTATTAGTGTCATAGGTTGAATTAAATACCGCAGATCCATTAAATGGTATAGACACACCTAAAGCTGAGTTAGGGTCTAAATCTACAGGGTTTATAGGGGGTAATTGTGTTGGCATTATTTAATACTCATTAATCCCATTATTTGATCTAAACTTACTTCACCACCAGGCAAACTTGAACCTTCACCTGCTGTATTAATAGGAGGAGGAGTGTATGCTGGTTGAGCATGAGATGAATTCATTGAAATTGTAGTATCAAATTCACCACCAATCATAGCTCGCAAATTACGTTTAATATCTGGGGTTATGTTGGTTGATGTTGATGGGGTTACCATTACAGGTTGGTTTAAGAATGGGTTAGTTCCAGTATATGTTTCACTTACTACAGTTTTAGGAGAGCGTACTGCTTCAAGAAGTATATCTTTAATTTCTTCTTGAATTGCTTCACGAACTGCTTCTTTAATTAACTTTTTTAAAATATCTGTTTTCATAATTATAAATATTAAATTATTCAGGTGTTATATTAGGATTTGAATCTATAATGAATTTTAATTGACTTATTAGTACTTGTGGGTCTGAAGCAAAAGATAAATCTGTTTTTAAAACAGGAACTCCTTGTTTATTTAATGCTTGAGCATAACGTCGTGGGTATGGAGTTTTGTTTACTTCATCTAATTTAAGTTCAAGTTTAAATCCTTTATAATTATTATTATTTTGAGTATTGCTTATAACTCTACTATTACTTATTCCTGTTGATTCATTAACAAAATCATTTAAATCATTATTAATTAGTTCAAAAGATACATTTTGATCTTTAGCACAATATTGTGTGATAACATCTAAAGTATTTAAAAGTCTTAAAATAATACCCATCACAGTACCTAGTGAAGATGACGCTATAGTGACTATATCAATAATTCCTTGAGATATTTCTAAAGTTTTAAAAATTGCTTCTTTAGTTGAACCTATTTTAGCGATAGCTCCAGCTGTTAATGGAGGTAATCCAAGAGGTGGGACACCTGTAGCTGGGTATGGGATAGTTTCAATTATTTGAATACCTATTTTAAGACTTGTTATAATTTTATTAGAAATACCTAAAATTTTATTTAAAGTATTAATTTGATTATATACATTGTTTACTTGTTTGACAAGATTATTTCTTAGATTTATTAATTCAATTATTGTGGCGCTTGGAGGACAATTAATTAAATTTGTTAATTGATTTAAAGGTAAATTTTTTAACACAGCTTGCATTAAAGCTGGGCCATATGCTGCTATTAATTTTAAAACAAAAGGTGTTAATAATCTTTTAAGATCTTCTTTTTTTACATTTAAAGTATTAGTTATATAATTAACTTTATCAATTTTATTTACTAAACTTTTTTCTATTTGTTCACTTTCACTTTCATTCATCTCAGTGATCAATTGATCACTAGCTGATTTTACAGGGTCTGGAGCTGGGGATAAGGTAAGTTGAGGTATATTATACATACTAGAACCACTATCTGATGGTAGAATTGTATCAATACTAATTGGATTATACCCATCAGTAAAAATTGATACATTTGTACCAACATTAGAAATTATTTCATTACTAGTAGCAATCCATTTACCATCTTTATCTGTTTTAACAATTGTTTGATCAGATGTTATTTTACCTTTATCTGTTAATGGTATATTTAATTCTCTTTCATACTCATCTCCTTTTTCATACCAAGCTTTTTTTAAAGCTTCACTATTTATATAAGGTTGAGGAGGTACATCTACTCTATAGAGAACACTTTTTGGATAACCAGGTTGTTTTCTTTTATCATTATATTCAGGATACTTACCTAAAAGCCATACTCTAAAAGCATTACTTTCAGATGTATCAACAAAAGGAGTATTTGGGTATTTATTAGTTGTAATAGTAACTGTAGTATCAGGTACTGGATTGCTATTATTGTCTATTACTTTTCCTTCAATGGTAGAAGCAGGGGGTTCTTTTTCATTAAGATCTACAATATCTCTATACGGTTGTTGAGTATATTGAGTGACAGTGTCTCCTCCTGTTATGTTCACCACAGTAGTATTAGTAGTTACTGCTGTCTTATTATCAGATGGAGTAGCATTAACACTAGAATTATCACCACTAAAAGCTTTTCCTTCTTTATAAACATCTTTAGGATTTAATGCTTTTCTTAATTTTATAGAAGCTTGAATAAATTCTGCTGATTGGATTCGAGCATGATCTCTTTTATAATATGAAGATCCTTTAGGTCTTCTTGTCCCTTCATGATTTTTGGTGTCATAAGGTACACCTATAGAAGACCATACAGAAGAACAAGCTAGTTGGAATGCTAATATTGATTCTTCATTGAATGGCATCTCACCAGAAAGAAATTTTGAACCTATTCGTTGTTTAGCGTAATTTTTACCATTTGGGTCTGTAGAGTATTTTGTTAAATTACCACCAGCTTTAAGTACAAGATTTATACCAATTAAATTTTGATTAAACTCACTATATACATCACTTGTTTTAAGGCCAGCATCTTCAGCCATACCTTTTAAATACTTAGTTAAACATTGATATCTACCTGTAGCGTGAAGTGAATATGGATTAGACATATTAATAACTTCATCTATAGTATAGAGTTCTAATTTTTTAGGAAGAAAAGTATTTGTACTACTACTTCTATATTTTCCATATTTTTCTTGCCAATAACAACTATAGGTGTTTCCTGTGTATCCTTTAGGTCCATTATAATCAGAATAAGTACCAGCTTCTCCAGCTAAGCAAACATTTATCCATTCTAAAAAAGCTTTAATTTTTTCAGGACTTTTAGATATTTCTTGAATTGTCATAGTACTTTTATTTAGTTTTAACTATATTTGAAAGCATACCACCAGTACTTGTTCCTCTATCAATGTTATTTATAACATCATCACATGTAGCTCGAAGTATAGGACCAATAGTATTTAAAGAAGGAATAGAAACATATTTTGTTAATTTTGTCACAGGGTCTATAGTAGGGACTGAAGCGTTTTCTAAAGTTACAGATAATATTTTTAATGTTGTTAATAAATTTCTTAAATTATCCATCAAATTTTCTCCTAACACAACAGATTGTATATCAATTCCCTCAACTCCATCAGCTGAGCCTAAATAAACTTTACTAGATGCTAATTCAATTTCTGTTAAAGCTTCAAGATTAATAGATGTGTTAGCTTTAGCTCCAATACTGTTTGCTGATGTAAGAATAATAGAGTCATTTTTTGTATTAAAAAATAATCTTCCTGAGTTGAGTATTATTTGATTTCCTTCAAATAAGTTTGGAGGAGTAGGTGGAGAAGATGCTTTATATGAATTGCTAAAATAAGTTGATGGTTTAAGTTTAATTTGTTGTGTTGAAGTTAAATATATAGATGATTGATCTAAATTTATATCTTCAACTGTTGGGACCCATGATTCTGCGGTACCTGTGACAGACTTAGTACCCTGTCCATTTCTTAAAATAAGAATAGGACTTCCATTATCTCCAGTATCAGACCAAGTATTAAATATATAACTATTTCTAACTGTTGATCCTAATCTTATAGAATTACCAAATCTACCCTCATATACAATATCACCTTCAAATGGTAAAAGAGGTTGGTTATTTATAATATTAGGCTCTACAATTGTATTTCCTAAATCAATATCTGTACTTGAATCAGTAACTCGTCTTAAAGATCCAGATTCGGCTGCTACGTAATCTGAGGATGTTGGGGGTTTATTTGTTTCTTCCTCTAACTGTGAAGGAGATGGTAAAGCATTATGTACTTGACTATTCCATATATTAATTGGAGGTAAATAATAGTTAACTGTTGATACTCCACCTTTATTATTAGCATCAGCATCAATTAATTGTACTATAGAGACTATTTCTTCTTTTAAAGGATAATGTTTTATATTAGGAAAAAGAGGATAAGCTATAGCTAATTCACTAGAAATAGCTGGGTTGGGGTTTATGTCATCAACTATAGGAATAACAAAAACAATACCTATACTATTCCATTCACCATACTTTTTAAAATCTGGGTGAGAATCATCTAAGATTATATCTTTAACTCTATAAGATGATAAACCTGTAGCTGCGTTTAAACTAGATTGTAAATTAAGTGAAGGAGCAGAATTTTTTAAGGTTGAATTATAACCATATTTAATATTAACTGCCATTACTTATCTTCCTCTTTAAATTTATCTATCTCAGCTAATAATTGGGCTTTTTCTTCTTCAGATATACCAAATCCACTTTCAGCGGTCCCATTATTACTTATAATACGCTGGATAATAGTGGCCATTTTAATTAATTGTTCATCATTTTTAACTCCTATTTCTAGGTATTCTTTAATTAAAGGAACAATTAAAGTGGCATCTCCTATTTCATTTACTAGTGGCTTTAATTCTGCTATTAGAGCAGAGATTTGTTTTTCTTTTTTCTTTTGATTATTGTATATCTCTTCTAATATGTCAGAAAATTTTTTACCACCAAACACTATATTATCTAATCCATTCATGATAATTGTTTAGCAATAAATATAAAAATTAAAAATTTGTGTATCCGTTTTCTAAATAAAAATAATAATGTTCTTTAAATATATCATATAACTTATTAGCTATCTTAGTGATTTTAGGAGTTTTAACATCAATTATTTCCCTAATATAGATGTATAGTGCTTTTTTATTAAATACATCTATACTCTCTCTTTTACGGAATAATTCTAAAATAGCATCTGCTATTCTAGCATCACTCTCTTTAGGGAATAAAGTGTATATATTTTTAGAACAATAAGTAACATACTCATCTATAAATAATGATAATTTTTGATTAATAGGAGTATCATCAATACTATAACTATGTCTTTCATCCGATTCAAGTTCTTCAATTGGGGCTTTATCTACTCGTTTCTTATAATTTTTAGTATTAGAAATGATAAGATAACGTTTAGCAATTGTACCAAAGTATGAATATGCTTTAGCTCCTTTTTCTGGGTTGAATAAATGAATTTTAGAGAGTAAGAATGAGATTACTTCATGTTGTAAATCTTCAATATTATCTACTTCTGTATAGTAGAATTTAAAAGTATGAATAATATTCTCTGTTAATTTAAAAAAAGCATAATGAATACGATCATTATATATTTTATTCTTTAAACTATTATCAAAAGTATTGTTATATTCAATAATAGCATTTTCTGTTTCTTGAGTGAAATACATCCCACTTGTTTTTGGCTTCACTATTTCATTACTCATAGATTTTTGATATTAAACTGGTTTAAAATGTTTTGAATTTGTTTGACTGATTCAAAGAAAAAACCAATTTCATCGTCTGATTTAAAAGATTCTTTGGCGTCTATTTCTTTAATTTTTTTATCTGAAAATTCAATTATATCAGATAATTTGTTTAGATAAGACATATATCCCATAAGGATATCTTCTTGTTTCTCATTTTTCTTTAGTAAGTTAAAGGTTGTGTATCCTAAGATCACGACCAATAAACTTAATATCACTATTAATATAATCATAGACTATCTAACATATTTTTTAAACTATCACTTTTAATGTTACTTAAAGCTTTAGTCTTAATAGGTGACTTTTTTTCTGTTTTAGAAATGCTAAAATTAGTATTGTTCTTAACTTCACCTTTTAATTTAGGATTCCATTCACGTTCGAATTCAATTCGAGCAGCCATTAGATCTGCTTGATGAACAATATAAATTAAAGCGGTGCGAGGTTTAGTTTCTGGGGACCAACTCATTAAGTAAGGTTTATTGGATTCATCATATAAACCATCATGTAACTTAATTGCTAACCACTCATTACGAGACATTTGAATCCCATGGGTCATTAATAAATGTAAACCACGGTCTGGTACTGACATGAATTCTAAGCGATCGTTAAATTTATAATCTTCACCTAGTTTATCTCGTCTCCATTGGTCATCCTGAGGGATATATGCTTCATGATGCTCGTCTCCCATTTTACCTAAGTCGTGGTTTAAAGCAGAGAATACTAATTCTTCTTTAGTATAAGTAGAAGCATCTACCCCCATTTCAACCCAAACTTCATTTAATTTAAGAGCACAATCAATAACACGAAGAACGTGATCAATGTAACCTCCTGGGAATGCATTATGATATTCTTTCTTATGTGCCGCTGGCATTAGCATAAGACGTTCTGAATATTTAGAGTAGAAATCTAATAATTGAGAACAACGAGGTTCACTAATATATAATTTGATAGTTTCTTCTAAATCTATCCAGTTTTGTTGGATTTGTTCTGCTGTTAATTTCATCGGGCGGAAACGTTTAGTTCATAACCTTCAATTGGCTCATTTTCAACATAAGCCCTAGTTTGCTCAACACAATCTCGAATTTTATCAAGAGCGGCTTTGTAATCTTGAATTGGTTGTTGTTGATTAACGATAAAATTAAGTTCACTAGTTAGTGATTCAATTCTATTAAGTTGTTGTAAAATACTTTCACGATGTCTCATAGTACTATTTTTAATAATTGATATTACGTTATCACGTTCTCTTTATCCTACGTTATAGATAATTCCTGTGAACCCGTATTTATATTATATGAATAAGAAAATATAAGGCCAAGCTACTCTTGAAAGGAGTTTACCTTATCTTTAACAGTTTTCAAAAACATACATTTTTCATACTCTTCAGCTTTTTCAAAAAACATTAAAGCACTATCCAGGACCTTTAAAAAAGTTTCATCTGAAAGAAGTTTTAAACTGTCTATATGGGTATGATTAGTTAAATCTAATTTAGATAGATGGCCATATGCTTTATCATAAACCATATAACTACTTGCCTTTTCTATATCATCCACATCCAGTGAAGGATTAGCTGTTCCAAAAAACTGAATTAATTGTTTAGCGAATGTTTCATAATTAGTGATCATTCTTTTAAACATACCTATCCACATGATAGGACTATCTGATAGGTCCACTTGTGTAGCGGCTGATTCATGTTCATTAGAATCATCAGATGAGTTAAATAATTTAAATATTTTATTTAAATCCATATATATAAATATGGTTAAAGTGGGTTTAAGTGGGGGTTATAACGTTTACTATAACTCTATACATATAGTAATATACTAAGAAAAAAAGCGGCTAAAAGCCGCTTTAAAAAGTAAGTTGAAATTGTTATTATCCTTTAATTAATTGTTTAGCACCAACTGTACCTAGTGCTTTATCTATACGTGAATCGGTATATGATTTTGATTCTTCTAGAATTGCTTTATTTGCGTCTTCAATATTACGACGATACCTTTCCATAGCGTCATAAGCGTTACGATCCATATCATTGACTCTTCGTTCAAAATCTTGGCGGGTATCACTAATATTGGTCCACATGTTACGTTCATGAGTTATTGTCCAATCTTCATGTTTTTTTACCATCTTTAATAGCTTTGTAATCTTAACTATACCCCAAACAATCACAGCCATAAAACCAACTGCAATAATCGAGAGCATACCTAAAACGAAATACATTGTTTCCATAATTTGTTTCTCCTTTATTTTAAATAACTTACTTTTTAGTGCACCCACCTGGGTTCGAACCAGGGACCTACTGATTATGAGTCAGTTGCTCTAACCTGCTGAGCTATAGGTGCTTATTTACAAATTGCATCTGCTACGTATGAAGCTACTACTGCGTTTGGTTTACAACGAGGTGTGTATCCCATTGATTCAACATAACCTAGAGCTGCTCGTAACACTTGATTTGATTTATATTTTGGGTCTGGATTTAAGTCTATATCTATGAATTTTGGCTTTTGGATTCCATTATTGACTAAATGATTAGCTACTTGAAGTGAATATTCAACTTCGTTCCATAATCTATTAAATCTGTCTTGAATCTTAGGCACTATACTCTTAGCATATAAAACATGTCCTCCTTTCCTAGTATTATGTAACACAATTACTACAGCGTAAGTAGTGGCTTTACCGTTTTGTGAATCACTACCTATAAAAATGTTTGTATCATCATTTTTAGATAAAAAATCTTTAATGTAGGGAACTAAATCAATTTCTTCTTTATTAGTTAAGGATTTAAATTTTAGTTCCATGATAACTTTTATTATAAATAATATAGTAATAAATTTTTAATTACCAAGCTTTATCTAAAGAATAGATTCTAAAAAAATGATAAGTGGTTTTAGCCAACGGTATTTCGATAACAAAAAAACTATAACAATCCCAAAACTTAATTAAGTAAATATCATCATATTGATTATCAAAATAAACTTCAGCTGTACTTGTCTTTAAATCACAGACAAACTTCATAGCATTACTTTCAATAACATAAACACCCTCAGACTCAACTAAATTAACAGTGAATATTTGATCTGTTTTATTAGTAGACAGTTCAATCTTAGGTAGAAATAGTCTATATTCTTCACCTAAGAATCTTTTTGAAACTGGAACTGTTTGAGAATATAATGAAATCGGGATTAAAATTGCTAGTAGCGCAATTAATATTTTCATTACTGTTGTGTTTACAATAAATATTATAAACAGTAGTACTCCCACCTGGACTCGAACCAGGAATAACAGATTAGAAATCTGTGGTTATATCCCTTTAACTATGGAAGCATGAACCTATATCCACTCACACCGGGTGCTGCAGTTTACGCTGAGTATTGCAAATATAGGAAGATTGATAGCTACTCAATCTATTAGTAGTCAAGGAAGGATTCGAACCTTCACGGGCTGCCATTATAGTGACCACACTCATTGTGCTTTTTTACCCCTAGTGCTATAACCATCTAGTGCGTCTTTCCGGAGCATTCCATGGAATAACTCACTTCCGCCACTTGACTATCTGGATTAATCTTTTAGGCTATCGTACCTAACACAAGTTAGATAATACTCGATAATGTTTTCCTTAGTCACATTAATCCCCCTACTTAATGTTCTAGAAACAACCACCCAGAGCTCATCTAGGTGGTGTATTTCAGGAACTATATTTAAATTTTCAGTTATAAATTTCTCTAGTTTAGCTTTACTATTAAGCTGCATATTCAACTGCGAGTTCATATAATTTAGCATTTAGATCAAGGTCTTGTTTAAAATTCTTAATTTTACGTGCTTTACGTAACTTACTACCTGATATATATTCAAACATACCATGTACTAATTTTTCTTGAACTACATTAAATACACTCCACAAATCATTACCACGATCTTCATCACGTGTTGGTTCAATCAATTTGTCATAATCAATTTGAATGTTTTGAAGTTGTTCTGTTCCAAAACGAATTGCAGTTGCTTTTTTAGCGAACTCAACAATTTGTTCTTGACGAAGTGTCTTTCTCTTAAACTTATTCATTGATTCAACAGTCAATGGAAGTGACTGAACCATAGTATTGATCACTTTTTGTAGTTCTTCAAAATCATATCCGTAGTGACGAATCTTAAGATTTTCAAATTCCTTAGAGCAAATAACCAAACCATTCTCACATACTAAACGGAACAAACCAGCTGTGAAAGTAAATGCGTTTTTACCATCATGGCTATTAGTTAGTAGAATTTGTGGAAAAGCATTATCACCATCCTCTCCACTAATAACAATATCATTATTACGAAACACAACTAGATGTTTTTGATAACCATCACCTTTACGGGCGCGTACTTGTTTTGCATCAACTACTCCCCACCCTAATTTAGCCATATCTTCAACAATTTGTTTAGTTGAGATATGAGCATATTTTTCACTAGTACCTGGGGCACCTTTGTCTGTGAAGATTGAATTTGCTTTTTCTTTAATTTCTGACTCTGTCAGAAAAACGTTTGATTGAATGTTTAACGGCATAACCTTTATTTATTTAATTATTTTAATTTATATCTGAATATAACAATCCTTTCTTGTGAAGCCAAGCTTCCTGTTAAAGACTTTCAATTAAGTAACAAATCCTTTGAATAATGTCATGTTTCTTCATACGAATATCCATTCGGTACGGTTCCATATCTAATGTTTTATCTATTTGTTTCAATTGAATAGCCATATCCTTTAGCTTTTCTTCAGTAGTTCCCTCAATTTCTCCTTCCATGACTGCGTCAGGAAAAATAACATGTGGTTTCTCTGCTGCTTTTCTACCACGTTTCTTTGGTTCAGTAGTAGTAGTTGTGTTCAATTCAATTTTAACTTCTTTCTTTTGTCCAGGTGGACGACCACGACGTTTTTGTTCCATAACCTTTATTTGTGTTTAATTATTATATAAGAAATGCTGCTGTTAGAATCCAGTACAACAATATTTGAAGAACATACCAGATGCCTTGAGACTTAAGTGACAAATCTTCACCTTTCTTTTTGGCGTCAATGCGTACATGTGATACTGCGCAATATGCCATCCAAATATATGCTGCTGTTGCTACCATGTTCTAATTATTTAATTATGACTAAATATAACATCTCCTCACCCGGAAGCCAAGCAAGAGGTAAGGAAAGTGTGGAAGATCCACTAGAACGTTGAAAATTAAATAGGTAAGATATCTAGATCACTAGTGATAACTACTACTACATTCTCGCAACTGACCACAACTGCGTTAGGATTGTCATTAGCTGGAATGATACTTTTCATTAATTTATTACTTAATAAATCATTTAAGTCGGTAGATTCATCAACTAAGTCGTCTAATTCACCACTTGATAATGGTGTTTCATATATTCCATATTCTCCTTTAGATAATGAATAATCCCCAACGTAATCCTGTAGTTTTACCATTTGAGCAGTTGGAGCAACACTAGCTAGGTAGCTTTCAACAGCTGGATTTTTCATCAATGAAGTATTGTTAGCATCCTCAAAAGTCAACGGAACATAAAACTCTCCATTTATCTCAGCCCCAAAGAACTCAGCGGCTGTATAAATTTTCTTTAACCAAATACCTCTAGAACCCTCATAAAGAATATTATCAGAGAAAAGGTTACGATAATGAACTAATACCATATAGTACATTAATGAACCTAAACCTTTTCCTCTATAAAACTTAGAAATACGAGTTAATGTAATTTGACCACCTTTTAAATTATAAGGTTTGTCCATTACATCCTCAATATCAACAGAGCCAACAATAAATTCTTGCCAGGTCTTACCATTAGAGTTGATTAGGTACTTAGTGTTTTCAAAACCTAATGGATCGATTAACTTATATCCATCAACATCAATCAACTCTTTATATTTGAGTTTAGTTTTACCAATTGGATCCTCAATACTAGTCCATTCGTCTATATCAAAGTCCTCAAAGAAAGTAACATAAACGTCTTCGTCACTCACCATGTTAGGTAATTGTCCTCTACGAATATCCAACTCCATCATGATCTGTTGGTGTTGCATTGATTTGAGTAAATCTAAAAGTTTTATCATGTCCATAAATATGTTTATTTAATAAAAAAGGCCCATATATTGGACCTTCCTCCCATACGCTTTAATACGTATATACGGATATATTAGAAATATTTAACAAAAAAATACTTAGGTATTCCACTATGTTCCATGTCAATATGTTCAACGTCTCCCCCACTTTTCTTGATGATATTAGCTATTGTAGGTAGATTTTTATTGATATCACCCCAATTAGAAACATTATATACCATATGGACATTACTATTGAATTTTAGTGTGTTATATTGGGATCTAGTGGATGGATCTATTAAACCAACAAAGGCATAATCCGGATTATAGTTTTTAAGTACATCCAATCCACCTGCACTAAAACCAACTATAGCTGTTGTTTTAGGGTCGAGATTGCTTCTGATATTAGATAGTGGTGTACCATAAGGTACAATATAGAGTTCATATTGTGTTTTAAAGTGAGGAGGAAACTGTTTTTCCATCCATTGAGGTGTGGCGTAATACATTCCGCACCAAATAATAATTGTTTTAATGAGATACATACTTTAGTATTTAGTTTCAATGGTTTCAACACCTAATATAGCAGCTAATACAATGTCACTATTATCATAGAGTGAAGGAAAATTATCCTCGTCATCACATATTTTCAATAAATCATATATGGTGTGACATTCTTGGTCTATATAATCAAGACATGTTTCTCTATCTCTTTGTAACCATGTGAGAACATCCGCCATATCAGCAATTGTATCTAAATCATCAGAGTTAGTGACAGCGCCATGTTTTTTAATTTCAAAAACAGTATCATTGGCCACATCCATGTAGAAATCTTCTACTAACATACGAACACGATGTTTCGCCTCTGAGAAATTAATTTTGATTGAAGTTTTAGGAGTTGGTTTGATGAACTCCTCATGGATGATCTTGTCGTAACATTCTGAGAATGTAGCTCCGGTTACAATTGATTTGATGGCTGTGTTCCAAACTGTTTCTAGTGTTTCTCTTTCACGTTGAGTGAGAGAATTTAGGTTTTCTGCTACCCATATTCCTGTTTCGGAGGGAGTATTACGAGTTGCTACTCGGATAAGTTGTTGTATCGGTGTCATATGATGAAAATTTTTCTACACATAAATCTGCTATTGTAAATGCTTGATCAACAATTGCTCTATTACCCATTTTTATATTTGGGTTAGCACACAAACCTTGTACTGCTGCTGCTACAAAATATTCTCTTAAATTATCTGTTTCCATATATCTGAATATAAGTATATATTATGTCGATGCCAAAAGATTTTTAAAAAGAGAGATTTTAGGTTTTACCATTTGTGATGCAAAGGGGTATTTTGAAAATGTGGGTGTGTGATGGGAGCATATATATGTATATACAATCGATGTGCATAGATCGTTTACGATCTGATTTGTGTTCATTCGCACAGGACTATCAAGCACTACCGTATATGGACATCAACGCGTATGGGAGTATATTATGATTGTACCGTATATATATGTACCGTATACACGA